CGAGATGAGAGCCCGAGGGCTCTCGTGATGCTCGCGCAAGGCGAGCAAAGTATGGGGAGGGCTCCCCACGGAAGCCCTCTCAGGCGTGCTCCACGACGACGATGCGCTTGTACCGCGCCGAGTCGCCCGTGGTGACGTCGGTGCGCGCCGGCCAGTCGCCGATGAACTTCCAGGACGTGGACACGAGATCCTGGAGGCGGTTCAGCGGGGAGCGGATGATCAGCTGCACGCGCTCGGTCATGACCTCGATCGAGTTGTTGGTGATCCTCGGCTCGCCGACGCGGCCGGTGACGCCGGCCTCGGTGATCAGCTGAGCGAGATCCTGGTAGTACTCGTAGATCGCGCCCTGCGCCACGAACAGCGTGTGCTGAACCGGGACGCCAGTGCTGACGCCGCCGGTGAACAGCTCCAGGCCCAGGGGGTCGGTCACGTCGAAGGAGGCGGTGGTGCCGCCGGCCACGGTCTGAGCGATCGGGGCCTCCGAGTTGCGGAAGAACACCGTGCCCAGCAGCTCGCCGATCGCGAACTGCTTGTACATGTAGTAGTCGGGCAGGGCGGTCAGGAGACGCTGAAGCTCGTTGTCCGCGAACAGCTCGTTCTGAGCGGTGGGGCTCAGGTGGCAGTGGAACCGGCCGTCCGGCATCTCCGGCACGTTCTGCTGCTGGAAGCGCGCCACCGCGGCCCGGACGTCGGCGAGCGTGATCAGGTTCGCTGCCGTGAGCGAGTCGATCGTCGAGCCGCCGCCCACCCTCTGGAGGAAGGACGCGTCGGAGGTGGTCACGGCGGCCCGGCTGGCCTGGGTCACCGCGGCGTCGACCGTGATGGTCCCGGGGCCGATCTCGTCCCCGGCGTTGGTCGGGGTGAACCCGGTGATGTTGACGGTCTGGGTGCCGATCGTCACCGACAGCGGGTTCGAGGTGGAGACGGCGGCGAACTGGACGGGGGACCCGGCCGCGAGGTCGGGGCGCCGCGCCTTGGTCAGGCCGTTGAGGCGCGCCACGGGGACGGTGGTGGTGCCGTTCGTGATCGCGGTGGTGACCGTGTTGCCGCTCATGCCCGCGTTGTAGAGGCGGTCGCGCACGAGGCGGTTCAGCGCCATGCCCGAGGAGAGGCCGAGCTGATGCGCGTTGCGGAGGAAGAGGTTGGCGATCGCGACGATCGAGGTCGGCATGGCCGTGTCGATCGTGTCCGCGTACTGCTGGAGCGTCGCCGTCCACTGCTCGCTCTGGTAGCCCGAGGGCGAGGGGTCGGTGCCGGGAACGAGCGGGCCCATCTTCGGCTTGATCAGCCCGACGCCGGTGAACACCATCGTGTCGCCGACGTTGGCAGGCCAGAGCTGGGGCGTGGCCTCGCCCCGGAACAGCAGCCGGGGGAACAGGGCGTCGTGGAAGGCCCGTTCCAGGATGTTCTCCTGAACGAGCGCTCGGATGTCAGGCGTCTGGAGGATGGTACTGAAGTCGGCCATCTTGGGCCCTCTCTCTGTTGGCACTTCACGTTTACTGCGATTCGTTTCCCCTTGTCAAACTGCCGAGAGCGAGGGAGGGCCCGCCGGGATCAGCCCGGGGGGTTGAGCCCCATCTTCGCCAGCCGGGCAGCGAACTGCTCTCGGCTCATCTTCCTAGCGTCGACCTGGGCGCCCTGGGCTGCGGCGGCAGCCGTGCTCCCCGGGGGCGGAACAGGCGGAGCCCCGTTTCCGGTCGGCGGCGCCCCTGCCGTGCCGGTATGGGCGGCGACGACCGCCTCGCCGAACAGGTAGGGCTTCTCGGCTCGAAGGCCCTCGAAGAACTTGCGCTCGTCGAACCCCTGGAGCGCCGCCTCGTCCTGCCCTTCCAGGTGACGGGTCAGGAGCCGGATCGCGTAGTCGATGTCCCTCACGCCGCAGGCCACGGCGGCCTCGCGCAGGGAGATCTCCGCGTCCTTGGCGTCGAGCTGCCGCTGAAGCTCCCGGTTGCGCTGGGCGGTGCGGTTGATCCGCTCCTTGTACGCGGCGCGATCCTGGTCGAAGCGCTCCATCGCCTTCTGGTAGCGCTCCATGGCCCGCGCGTCCCCGCGGTTCTTGGGAGGCGTGGGGGCGGTCGGGGGCGCGCCGCCGCCCTGACCGTTCTGGCGGTTGGACTGCTGCTGCGGGCGCCGCCCGTTGCCCTGACCGCCGTTCCCGTTCCCCCGACCGCCCTTGCTCATGGCGGCGAACGCGGCAGCCGCGTCCTTGAACCCCGCGCCCTGCGCCAGCTTGTCCAGCTCCTTCATCGCCTCGTCCCGCCCCTTTTTCCGAGCCTGCTCCTTGATCCGCTTGAACGTGCTGGTGCTGAGGATCTGGGTTCGCCCGTCGGCGAGGTGGTTCACCCCCGAGTCTCCGGTCGGCACCGCTGCGCCTGCCGGGGGAACGGTGGTGGGAGCACCTGCCGGCATCGAGGCGGGAACTCCGGTCGGAGGGGGGATCGTGCCGTCTGCCATGGTCATCTCTCTTGGTAGTCTCGCTCGGTTTACCGGCTGTTACCGTCGCCGTGAACGTGTGGATCACGACGAGACAACACCAACCGAGAGAAGGCCCTTGCGTTATTCCCCGAGGGCGAGAAGCCCTCAGGTACGGGTTGAACTGCGCGTGCTATGCCTTGGTCTCGGGCGTGAAGGTCGTGGTCGACGGGTTGTTGAGGGGGCGCGGCATGTACGAGAGGACGAACGCGGTGACCTGGGAGTTGAAGGTCAGCGTGGTGCCGTCGTCGGAGAGCAGGGCGACCCCGACCGAGGAGGCCCCGGCGTCGTAGGCGGTCCCGCCGGAGTCGGCCGTGATGTAGACCCCGGGCTTGTTGCCGCCGCCGGCACCGGTCACGCGCAGGGACGCGATCTCCAGGATCGGGGGCAGGCCGCCGCTGGCGCCGGGAACGGAGATGCCGAGGTCGTTGGACTGCGTCGGCGCGCCGTAGTTGACGGTCGTGTTCGCGTTGGTCAGATCCTTGGTGACGTTCACGACGGTCGCGGCCGACAGGCCGGTCACGGTGATCTTGAGCGGCGCGAGCATCGTGCCGAGAGCGATCTGCGCGAGCGCCGACTCGATCTCTCCCGGAAGCGCGGCGTTGAGCGCGTTGGCGAGGGTGCGCGTTGCAAACTTGGTGGGGTCGCCCATCTGATCCTCTCCTTTGGTGAAGCGTGTGCGGGGCTACAGCTGCCCCAGGAAGACTCGAACGTTCGTGTCCACGCCCGGCGTCCGCTTGAGGGCGAGGGCGGTGACGGGGACCGTCTGCGTGACGAGGAACAGGAGCCCGTCGACCGGGATCGTCTGGAGCGCGCCGTCCGCCGTCGTGATGATCGCGTCGACCTTCAGGCCGGACGTGACCTTGAGGATCACGACGTTGGCGGCGGTCAGGGCGACCAGCTGGACCGACTGAGGACCGTCCGACGCCAGATCCACCCCGGCGGCGAGCTTGTCCGACAGGATCATCAGCTCGCTGATCGCAGACGTGACCTGGAAGTCCGCGCTCGCCGAGGGCGCGAACGGGATCGACGAGTAGGTGCCCGTCAGCTGGAAGTTGTCGGCCACCCGGACCTTACTCGCGCCCGCCGGGGGTCATGGGGCCGATCGAGAACGGGGACGGATCCGGCGCCTTCGGGAAGCTCACCGTGGGGAGGCGTGACTCGACGTTGTCGCTGTCCACGGGGTCCTTGTAGGTGCCGTGGCCGCGGTCGTACTTCTGGACGAAGTCGTGGATCGCGCCATCCTGCCCGACGTCAGCAGCCTCTTCGTTGAGCTTGGACATGTCGTTTCCTTGCGGTGCTTCTACTTGCCGAAGGCGATCGGCGAGGGCTGAGAGGGCGGGGGCTTCGTGACCTTGTCGTCGCGCACGGCCCGGTTGTCGTACTTGCCGTGCTTCTCGTCGTAGATCCGAGCGACGTCCTTCTGCGACTGATCACCGGCGGCAGCGAAGTCCTTGTTGTTCTCGCACATCACTTCTTCCCCTTGACGCTGAAGGCCGTCTGCGCGCCGGTCGGGTGGTTGGGCTTGTCGTGCTCGGCGGTGTCCTTGTAGCTGCCGGCAGGGAGCCCCGCTCCCTTGGGGATCCCTGCGACCGGATCGTAAGGAGGGTCGGCGACGAACCCGCTCGCGCTGTTCTTCTTCTCCGCGATCTGGCGCAGGCTGCGGAACACTCCGGGAGTGGCCTTGAAGGGCATGGATCTCCTCCTACCGCTTGCGGAGCTTGTCGAACGGGGCACGCCCCGGGCCGCCCTCGAACGAGTAGCGGGGCGGGGTCAGCCCGGCGAACCCGAGGTCGCCCTTGGCCGTCCGCTCCGGATGCTCGGGCGGGAGCGCGTAGTGAACCATGCTGCTGTGGCGATCCGCCTCTCGGTGCATGACGCCGGGGCGGAGGAGGACGGGCTGGTCGACGGGGATGCTGCTGTTGAACACCGCCTTGGACATGCCCCTATGCTAAGGTGATCGACACCGCCCCGTCAAGAGGCTGAGAGATCCGCGGCTAGGCCCGTAAGGGACCTAGGCTGCCAGCGCCACCAGGCCGTCGATCGCGTGGGTTCCTTCCGCGAGGCTGACTCCGGACGGCAGCGGCTCGTAGGAGTCCGAGGTCGTGGGAGCTTCCGCGAACGCGATCGAGACCACGGCGGAGAAGACGTCGGACGTCGTGACGCCCCCCTCGACGAACCCCTGAGAGGCGACCTCGGAGAACAGGTCGGAGCAGGTGGCGCTCTCGCCGACGGATCCTCCCTGGGCCTGAGCACCGACCACCTGATCTACGGCGAGGGCGGAGAACGAGAGCCCCTCCGTGATCGGGAAGGCCGCGTTGTCGCTCGTTGCCGCAGACTCCAACAGCTGGGCCTGGAGCACGGCGGAGGAAGTCAGGGCGTCCGAGGTGGTGGCTCCCTCGGAGATCCCGCGGGATCCGGCATCTCCCTCGGCCACCGCGTCGAAGGTGGAGGGGCCCTCGGAGAGCGAGGCGAACGTGACGACACCGGCGTTGAGAACGTCTGCTGTGGCCGGCGCCTCGGCGAAGGGCTTCCCGGCGGTGAGCAGCGAGGTCCCGGAGTCGAAGGTGGTAGGAGCCTCGACCACGAACCCGCCGAGCCCGCCTGCCACCTGATCGGAGGAGGTCGCGCCCTCCTGGAAGGAGGAGAGGCTGGTCACCGCTCCCGAGAGCGTGTCCGAGGTGACCGGGGTTTCCGCCTCGGAGAGCGCGGCGGAGAGCGAGACCGCCAGGGCGTCGGAGGTGGCCGCGCCTTCCAGGAAGTAGGGGAAGCTCATCCCGCCCAGCTCGTACAGATCGCTGATCACGCCGTGAAGAACGGCGATGCCGGACACGGAGAGACCGTCGAGCGCGCCAACACCCTCGGCAAGAGGCGCGCCGAACTGCTGCGCCACGGAGTCGAAGGAGGACGTCTGCTCGGAGAGCGAGGCGTTGAAGACCTGCCCGCCGTTGAGCACGTCCGCCGCAGAGGTGCCCTCGGAGAGGGAGGACGAAGCGACCTCGGTCTGTCCCGCCGCGTCGAAGGCGGCAGGCCCCTCGGAGAAGCTGAAAGCGAAGGCTGCCCCAAGCTGATCGCTGGTGGTCGAGGACTCCAGCGCCTTGGCTGCCGCGGTCTCCAAGAGAGCAGCGGCGTCGGACGTGGCAACGCCCTCTGCCAGAGAGGAGGACTGAAGCGTGCCCTCCGCGGTCGAGTCGGAGGTCGTGACGCTCTCGGAGACGATCGCCCCGAGGGCTTGCGCCGCGGAGTCGGAGAAGACCACGTTGCCCTGCGCCGAGAGAGCATCGGAGGTTGTGGCGGACTCGGTGACGGTCCCAACCTGTGCCTGCTTCCCGATCAACGCGTCGCTGGTGGTCGGAGCTTCTGCCACGCCGGCAGCAAGCTGGAACCCGACGGAGTCGGACGTGGTGGCGCCGAAGGTGACGCCGAAGGCGAACGCGGCGCCGAGCTGATCGCTGGTGGCAGCGCTCTCGGCGAGGACCACCGAACATTGCGCAGACGCGGAGTCGCTGGTGGTGACGCTCTCGACGATCGCCGGAACCCCGACCCGGGCCGACGAGGAGTCGGAGGTGGTCGCTCCCTCGGTGACGCCGGCAGCCTTGGTGCTTCCGAACGCCAAGGCATCGCTGGTGGTGGCGAACTCGGCGACGGTCCCGACCTGCGCCTGCTTCCCGATCAGCGTGTCGCTGGTGGCCGCCGACTCCGCGACGGATGCACCGAGCGCGAACTGAACGGCGTCCGAGGTGGTGGCGCCGAAAGTGGCAGAGGCGCCAAACATGGCGGCAAGCGCGTCGCCAGGGGAGGCTGCCTCGGAGAACGGCGGATCGGAGACCTGCTCTGCCAGGACGTCGGCGGTCTGGAGACCTCCCTCGAACAAGGCAGCGCCCTTGGTCTCGGCAGGCGCGGCGGCGTCGGAGGTGGTGGGCCCCTCCGCGAACCCCCACGCGAACGCCGCGGACAGGCCGTCGCTGGCAGCAGCGCCCTCGGAGACCCCGGAGGCGTCCGTGTCCCCGTAGGCCACGAGATCGCTGGTCGAGACGACCTCGGAGAAGGAGATCGCCGCCTGCGCGGACAGCGCGTCGGAGGTGGTGGGGGCCTCGATGCCCACCACGTTGCCCTGGGCGGAGAACGCAGCAGAGGTGGTCGCGCTTTCCGAGCGCATTCCCGACTGCGCCTGAAGCCCGGACAGGGCGTCGGACGCGGCGGGAGACTCGGCGACCGAGAACCCCTCGGCCTGGGATCGAGCGGCGACGTCGGACGTGGTGACGCTCTCGATGACGCTGCCGGCCACCACCTGGAGCATCGACAGGGCGTCAGACGTGGTGGACGACTCGGAGAGGGAGGAAGCCGCGGCCTGCGCGGACGCTAGAGCGTCGGAGGTTGCGGCCGGCTCGGAGAGGGACGACGGCTGGACCTGCACCGAGGTCGAGGAGTCGGAGGTCGTCGGGGAATCGACCGAGAG